TGCCATCCTTCGGGATGTAGTTGCCCTCGAAGGTGATGGAGCCGCCGTCGCGCAGCCCGGCAATGAATTCCTTGTACGAGTTGGGCGAGAGCATGTTCGAGGCTTCCTTCATGTCCGCCTTCATGGTGGGGCCGCCGATCTTGATGATTTCGAGCACGGTGACGCCGGCGCGCGCGAGAAGCGTTCCGTATCCGAGTTGTGCAAGTGAAGCTGGCATTTGAGTTCTCCTCTGTCTGTCTTTGCTCCCCGGTTAGGGAGAGCTGGTGATTAGTTTTCTGGGTGCCAAACCTTTACGTCCACATCCGTGCGGTAGTGCAGCGTTTCCATGTCCCACGGCGCGTCGCGCTCCGACTGGATGAAAATGCCATGCACGGCGGTGCCGCCCATCGCTCCCTGAAAGCCCTCGAGCGCGTTGCGCACGGCCACGGCCAGCTGCTTGGCCGTTTTGTAATCGCCGGCCGTGCACTCCAGCTGGAAGCTCTCTTCCACGTACCGCGCGTTGTCCATGGTGCATTCGTGCGGGGCGGAGATCTGGCTGTAGACCAGCGCAGGTACAGTGGCGCTTTCCGGCATCACGCGCGGGTACACACGATTCCCGATGATCGCGAGCACGCCCGCGTTCGCCTGCAAAAAAGCGGTGAGGTCCTCGACTAGCATCAGTGCTGTTTTGCCAAGCTGCGCGCGGCCGATTCCACGCCGATCGCGAGCGCCAGGATGATTTCCTGCAGCGCGCGGCCCTTGGTCTCGTCGAATGCCGGGCGCATGAAGGGGTGCGCCGGGATTGCTTTCCCGCCGGTGTGCGTCCATCCGAACTCGATGAAGCGGCCGTAAAAAACCGATTCGCCCTTCTTGGTATCGAGCCCGATGCGGCACTGCACCGAAGCGCCTTTCACGCCCTGGCCGCGCACGCGCATCTGCTTGATGATGGCGTCCTTCAGGTGCAGCGGGCTGGTGCTGTCCGCCGTCTTCGCGCCGTAGGGCGCCAGCTCGATGCAGCGCCGGCGAATGATTTCCGCGCCGTCGTTGACCGCGCGGAAGAGCGTGCGCCGCGCCACGCGATCAGGCAGCTCGTCGAGCGCGCGATCGAGCTCGGCCAGGCCCGAGAGCTCGGCCGAGACGGTGACGCCCTCGAGGTGCGAGCCGGAAACGAGGCGCTGGACATTGGAATCCAGTCCAAGGCTCGAGAGCATTTGAGTGAGAGTGCTCATTGGGTTGTCTGGCGCTCTTTGCAGATCATTTCCAATTCGTAGTTGCGCTCGTCGCGATTGTTCACCGCGAGAATGTCGAAGATCCTCGTGGTGCTGCCCCAGGTGTAGCTCATCTGGTCTTTCGGCGTGATGCCCGGGATATAGCGCAGGTGGATCCGCGTGTAATCCAGGCCCACCAGCTGCGCGCCGGTGAACACTTCGCGGCCTGCGCGCGCGCTGCCGATATAGGGCTCGATCCAGGCGTAGACCCTGGCGTACTCGGTCCACGTCTGCGTCTGGCCGCCAGTCGTATCCGTGGCGAGCGTGAGCCGCTGGATAGAGACGAGGTGCCGAAGTTTTCCTGCCGCCATTCCCATGTTTAGTTCTTCCTGATCCTCAACCAACACGGCACTTCCCAATGCCCGTGGCCGATGGCGCCGGCGAGATCGATCTTCGCCACGTAGCCCGGGCCGGGGACGGCCGCGGCCACCGCCGACTGCGGAATCAGTGCCTGATAAATTCCGTTGGAGGCCGCGACGTAAGCGAACGCGATGCCCGACACTCCGGGCACCACCACGCCGGTGGGATCGAACAGAGAGAGCGTGCCGGTGAGCGCGTTCAAATACGTCGGCGGCGTCGCCTGATCCGTGGTGCCGTCGATGAGCGGGCCCCACTGGATGTACTGATCGTTGTCCTGGTAGAGCGCCAGCGTGATCGGAATGGGAGTGAGAATTGACATGGGCTAGCACATCACCACATTTCCATCGAGGGCCACGATCACCTCGACCACCTGCGCGCCCTGCGATTCGATTTGCTGCTTCACCGCGCCGCTCTGCGCCTCGATCTGCTGGACCGCGCGCGCGCCCTGCGCTTCGATCTGCTGCTTCACACCGCCGCTTTGCGCCTCGATCGCGTACTTGACGGCGCCGCCCTGCGAGCAGATCACCCGCGGGCCGGATGGCGCTGGGCCGATATCGCCGGCGTCATAGAGGTACGGGAGCTGCTGATAGAAGCCGGCCACCACGGGCCGCACCGCGTTCAGCCACAGATCTTCATCCGGCTGCCCGTGCAGCGAGTGCGCGGAAACCTCTTCCGGATCCGGCAAGTAAAGCGGGCCCAGCGTGGCCTTGAGCGGCGCAACAGGGTTCAGCCAAAAGTCTTCATCGAAGCCGCCGAAGAGCGAGCCGGCCGGCTCTTGGACGTCGAACGCGAACGGCTGCGGCCACTGGTAAACAGCGGTAGCCGGCGCGACGGCGTTCAGCCAGAAATCTTCGTCGGGCTGGAGGACGACGGGAGCAGGAACGATTTCGCCGACGTCGTAGAGGTACGGCAGCTGCAGGAAATTTCGCGCGGGAACAGGCGCGACGGAGTTCTGCCACAGATCTTCATCCGCCTGGCCGAAGAGAGATCCGGCCGGCTCCTGCACATCAAACGCGAATGGCTGCGGCCACTGGTAAACAGTGGTAGCCGGCGCGACGGGGTTCTGCCACAGATCTTCGTCGGGCTGGCCCGGAGCCGTGGACGGAACCGTCTCGCCGACATCGAACAGGTACGGGAGCTGCTGATAGAAGCTCGCCGCGATCGGCCGGACACCGCTCAGCCAGAAATCTTCATCGAACTGGCCAAAGAGCGAGCCGGCAGATTCTTGGACGTCGAACGCGAAGGGCTGCGGCCACTGGTAAACAGTGGTAGCCGGCGCGACTGGGTTCTGCCACAGATCCTCTTCCGGCCCGAAGAGCGAGCCGGCCGGCTCCTGCACATCGAACGCGAACGGCTGCGGCCAGATGTTCGCGGCGGCCGCGACGGGCCCATTTACAGGTGAGAGGGCCCAAAAATCTTCATCGAACTGCGCCGCGGGGAATGCGTCCGGATCGCGCGCTGCAAACGAGAAGGGCTGCGGCCAGATGTTGACCGCGGCCGCCGGTGCGACGGGGTTCAGCCAGAAATCTTCGTCGAACTGGCCGAAGAGAGATCCCGGCTCCTGCACGTCGAACGCGAATGGCTGCGGCCACAGATACGCGGTGGCGGCCGGTGGGATGCCGTTGATCCACAGATCTTCGAATGGCGTGGATGCTGCGCTGGGAAGTGTTTCGCCGGTATCGAACGAGAACGGCTGCGGCCAGGTGTTGACTGCGGCCGCCGGCGCGACGGGCCCATTTACAGGTGCCCACAGATCTTCGAACGGCTCGCCGTGGAGCTGGCCGGCAGGATCATCCTGATGCTGCGCAGCGACGTTTTGCGCGATCGTCGCGCTGGCCGATGCGAGCGTGAGCGCCGCGGCGATCGCCACGGTGGCCGCGCACTTCTGCATACCAGCCCACCAGCTGGCGTCGTCGTTACCGTCGAAGGGGATCGCCGCAGGCTGCGCTGCGAACTGATCTTCATCGCCGGGATGGAAATACCGAATCATTTTTCTACCACACACTCACAATCGGATCCGCCGGCGCAGGCCGAGCGGGAGGCAAGCTGTCGTCTTCGAAATCCAAAGAGAGCAGCTCAAGCCCAACCGTGCCCCAGGTGCACGTCGTCCCGAAAGTTCCGGTGACCGTGTCGGACCCGGTGCTTGAAACATTGCCGCCATCAAACGACCCCGTGCGGATCGGGCCGCCCGTGGCGGCGGATGTAATCGCGTGCCAAAATTCATTCGGCCCCGTAGCCGACCACGCGGAAGACACCGTTCCGCCCACGCACATCACCACCCAGCTGTTGGGCTGGGTCGTCACCACCGTGACGGCCGGAGCCGTGGAAGAGCCGCTGCCGCTTCCCGTGGCGCCCACACCGATCACGCCTGTGTACGTCTCCACCACCGCGGCCGCCTCCGTGGCCGTGGCATAGTTCACGGTGAGGGTGGTGGTGGGCGCGTTGGGCGCATTCAGGCAGTACCAGATTTCGTTGCGGACATTGGTGTTCTGCACCGGCCCCTGCACGTAGACGTTGGGCGGGCTCGAGCCATCGCTGATGGACGACACTCCGGCGGCGCCGGTGGTGCAGGAAAAATAGACGACGATGGTGTCGCCCTTAGCGGCGCTGATGGTGATGGCGAGTGACGTGCCGTTGTTCACGCCGCCCCCGCCTATGCTTCCGCCCCGAGCTGCGTGCGCAATTGGCATTTTTTTCAGAACGCCAGAGCGCCGGGCGAGATCTGCTCGCCGCTCCAAACAATGGTCAAGTCGCCAACCTCGACCCGCACGACGGATCCATCCGCCTGCTGCTGCTCGCTCATAATTCGGTAAGGGTTCGTGCCGTGGTGCATCTCGATGCACACCCCAGCGTCGAACACGTTGCAGATTTCCGTGGCTTTGGTGCACGGCCTGGCGCTCGAGCCGGAGCATCCCGGGCCAAGCATGGCGATGGCTGTGCCGTCGAGCTGATAACTGAATCCCACGTTGCTCCCGAAAATCAGGTGCTGGGTGGCCTGGGCGTAGGCCAGCGCGCTGCCGCCCATCACGAAAATGGCGAGGACGAGAACGAGGAAGGATCTGCTTTCGAGCTTCATGCCGATGCTCCTTTTTGTTTTGCTGGCGTCGCGCCAGCCTTGCGTTTTTCGGGCAGATAACGCGCGAGCGGAAGGTCCGACTTGCGCGCGATCTCCGCGATTTTTTTCTGCTGCACGGCGCACACGCCCTTGGCCTGGCAGGCCGGGCAGGTGAGCGCCCAGCAGCGATTGCACATCGCCGCCACGGTGCCCGTGCCGTCGCCCACAGCGTCGGTATAAATCCCGGCGCCGCAGTGACCGCACGGCGACGTGCGCCGCGGAACTAATTCGCCGAAGGGCAACGTGACGGCCGTTAGCCCTCCGGCGGTGGTGCTGCACTTCATGGAGGCTTTACTCCCAGTGCTCTGTTGACCACTCAAACGTCAACGAAGCCGTCGCGGAACATTCCACCAGGTCCACAGAGGGCGCGGTGGTGACGACGGGCAGGATCACGACGTTCGAATCCTGGTTCGGAGCCACCCAGCCGCCCGGGCCCGCCGCGCCGCAACCGAAAATCACGTGGTTGGTGCGGCCGGTCGCGCTGATGGTCTGCCCGGTGACGGCCGTGATGGTGGCCGCCTGTGCGTTCTGATCTTTCGGGTTGGGCGTGGTGGCCGTGCCCGCGGTCGAGGCCGTGGTCATGCGG